TCACACTTTACCTAATGTAACTGGTGAATTAATGCCAGGTAAAATTGCAGGAACAGATTTTACAAACTCTTTATTAGTTGGTCATGCAACAACGGGAACTTTAGATGCTGCTGAAAAAAATACTGGAGTTGGTATTGCCGCTTTAGATGCAATAACAAGCGGTGATGATAATACAGCTTTAGGTTATCAAGCTGGATCAGCTATGACTACAAATAGTTCTAGTGTATATATAGGTGCTGATGCTGGAAAACAAACTTTAAGTGGAAGCAATACAATAGTAGGTACTAATGCTTTTCAAAGTTCTAATAATGCAAACTCTTATGAAAATACAGCAGTAGGTTCAAGAGCTTTACAAAGTGCCGGTGGAGGAGTAGCAGCATTAAGAAATGTTGCATTGGGAAGAGACGCTGGTTATGGGATTACCAGCGGAGATTACAATATTGTTTTAGGATATGATAGTGGAGATAATATAACAACTGGTTCTGGAAATGTAATTATTGGAACTGTTGATGCGGCAGCAGTTGATAGTACAAGAACTTTAAAAATTGCTGGTTACGATGGTTCAACTACTACTACTTGGATATCAGGAGATAATAATGGTGTTGTAACATTTGCAGATGATATTATAATTAAAGATGCTGGTACAATTGGATCAGCTAGCGATGCAGATGCTATAGCAATAGGATCAGATGGTGATGTTACACTAACACAAGATTTAGAACTACAACATGATGGAGCAATTTTATCATTTGGTGCTAATGACGAAGTTACTTTAACTCACGTTCATGACGATGGTTTATTACTTAACACTGATATGCAACTTCAGTTTAGAGATTCTGCTATTAACATTAGATCAGATGCTGATGGCGATTTAGATATTAATGCTGACGATGAAGTTGAAATTAACTCTACTTTAATTGATGTTAATGGAAACTTAGATGTTAGTGGAACACTTACTCAAGCAGGAGTTGCTACATTTTCTGTAGCAGCTAATGTAGCACAAGTAGCACTTTCTTCATCATCGAACGCTGTTGCCTGGGACGCAAGCGCTGCAGCAAACGCATTTCATGTTACAACAGAAAATACAACTTTCTCTGCACCAAGTAATGCAGTTGAAGGAGCATTTATTTGTATAGAAATTAATTACAATGGTTCTCATAGTATTGGTTGGAACACGGTATTCGAATTTGCTGCTTCAACAGAAGCAACGGAGACAGCAACAGATGGTAAAACTGACATTCATGTATTTAGATATAATGGAGCAGTTTGGCAAGAAGTAGGTAGAACATTAAATTTAGCTGAGAGTTAATAGGAGATAATATGTGGGGATTAGTAGAATCAGGATCAATTACAAAACTTATAAATAAACCAAAAGGTTTAGTTATTGGTGATGTCCGTCATTCAAGAAAAATATTTGAATTGTGGAGTAAGTCAGAATTAGAAGCCATTGGAATTTATGAAGTAGAATTTGATAATTCTAATAAAAAAGAGGAGCAATGGTATATCAACACCGATCAATCATTTGCTTTTGCTGGTGGAAAAATTACAGCAAGTTATGGTTCAGCAACAGCTAAAGCTCATGCAGATACCACATATACTAATCAAGATAAAACAGATGATTTAATTCCAGAAGGTAAAGATGTTGGCGATGTAAAAAAAGAAGGATTAAAAACAATTTTAATTAGAAATGTAAAAAAACAAGCTGCAGTAATATTACAAGATACAGATTGGTACATAACTAGAAAAGCAGATGCAGGTACAGCAGTACCATCATCTATTACAAATCATAGAGCGGCAGTAAGAACTAAAGCAGCTGAAATGGAAACAGCAATTACAAATGCTAGTGATACACCAGCTCTTGAAACTTTATATACTTATGTAAATACAGCTGATGAAGGTGATCCAGTTGTAATGGAGAGACCATTAGGTGAGTTGCCAAGATTGGAGTCGTAATGCCTTTAATTTTACCAGGTAATGTAGCAACAGCGACAGCAGACACAGTATATACAGTAGCCAACTCATGTAGGTTTAATGATGGTGATAGTGCTCAAATGAAAAAAGACGCAACATCTTCAGATAGTATTGTTGATGCAACTATTTCAATGTGGGTAAAAAGAGGAGTTTTAGGAACAGCACAAGTTTTATTCGCTGGAAATTATAAAAGTAATAATAACTATTATTGTTCTTTATCTTTTACTAGTGGTGATGCATTAAGTTTTAAAAACTATGATAATGGTACAAATTGTGAATTAATTACAACTAGATTATTTCGTGATTGTAGCGCCTGGTATTATATTTGCGTTGAATGTGATCTTAGCGATGCTGAAGCAGACAGAGTAAAAATTTATATTAATGGAACGACAAGAGAAACAAGTTTTTCTACAACAACAAATATGACTGGAGATCAATTTTTTTTAGGAAAATCTGGTTATGAAGTAGGTGTTGGTGCTTTGCAAAGTGCTAGTTATTTTGATGGTTACATGGCAGAAGTGTGCTATGTTGATGGAAATGCGGCTGGTTCTCCTTTAACACCAAGTTCATTTGGAGAATTTAACGAAGATACTCCTACAGTTTGGCAGCCGAAAGATGTATCTGATTTATCATTTGGAGCAAATGGTTTTTATTTAGATTTTGAAGAT